CTGGCGTGGCGAACCTCATCAGCTGGCGGCGGTGGAACTACTGGGTCGTGAGATCCCGGTTGAGCTGCTAAGCCGCGAGCAGGAATGGTTCAAGGTCTGGAGCCAGGCCGGCAGGACACCAGAACCTGAGTGGTTAGCGCCTGCTATCAAGATCATCAAAGAATTCGAAGGTTGCCGTTTGGTGGCCTATCAATGCGCTGCTGGTGTCTGGACCATCGGATGGGGCGCCACCCGTTTGATTGATCGTCCGGTCAAGCAAGGCGACAAAATCAGCCAGCAGATGGCTGATGACATGCTCCAGAACTCGGTTGAGATCTTTGCCCGCGAGTTGTTCAAGCTGCTGCCGATGGCGACCAAGTGGCCTGGCCATCAAAGCGCAGCATTGCTCAGCTGGATGTTCAACGTAGGCAGTGGTGCAGTGCGTGATTCAAGCCTGCGCACAAGGTTGCTGGCTGGTCAGGATCTAAAGCAGGTTATCCGCGAGGAACTGCCGAAATGGGATAAAGCTAACGGCAAGCCACTGGCTGGGCTAACCCGTCGCCGCGCTGCTGAGGTGAAGTTGTTCCTCGGAGCAGAAGCTGCAAAAAAGCCTAGTGACCACGGCAACCCACTACAGGTGCCGTGGTATGCGCAGTTGGATTCAAGCACTGACCAAGGCAAGCGCATGTGCTTCAGCAGTTCCTGCGCCATGCTGCTCCAGTATCTGAAGCCCAATACGCTGCACGGTCCCAATGGTGATGATCAGTACCTCAAGCGGGTCCAGCACTATGGTGACACCACCGAGATCGCAGCGCAGATCCGTGCGTTAAGCAGCTTCGGCGTTCGCGCAACGATGACAAAAACTGCCACCGTGCAGACCCTGCGCAATCAGATCGATGCTGGTATACCGGTGCCCTGTGGTTATATCCACCGTGGGCCATTGCAGCGACCATCAGGTGGTGGTCATTGGTTGATCGTGGTTGGGTACACCACCAAGCAACTCATTGTGCATGACCCTTATGGCACGATGGACCTAAATACCGGCGAACGCGCGAGCAGTATTGCACGGTTTGCTAAATACGACCTGAATGATTTCGTGCTGCGATGGTCAGTTGAACCTATTGGACCTGGCGCGTATAAGCACGCCGCAAATCGCGGCTGGGCAATCATCGCGCAACGCTAGCGGTGTTTTGTTGCGGCAATATGCTCAAGTACAGCTATCGCACGATGGCCATTCATGCATTCAATAATGATATCCCGATCGATCACAAGCCATACAGTACTGCCACGATAATCAGTGCCGACTGTAATATAAGGCTTTAGGTCATGCTGCCTATATCGATCCATTGATCGCACCTAGTGGTGTATTACGCAACGGGCTTGTCATTCGCATTCTAAGTTTACTAAGCCCACAGCGGTATTTATGCTGCAATGATTCACGGTTAACACCATGCAGCTGCGCTAACTCACGCCATGTTACAGGGACAGGCTGCATCCGAGCTTTGATAATATCTCGCGTCTGGCTGTCAAGGTATTTTTCAATGCAATCTTCAAGGTGCTCGTAGCATATCTCACGTTCTGGATCATATTGATTAGGATCTGCGATAAAATCCAGGATTGTACTATCAGATTCACTTGCGTGTGCATCTAAGCTTGTGATCCGATAACTGTGCTGATATAACTGCGCTAACTTCGTGGAGTTTATGTCAGTTTCATTAGCTACTTCCTCCAGTGATGGCAACCGTCCGTTTTCTTGCGCAAGCCGCTGGAATGTTTTATTTGCATTACGTATTTTATCGTGGACATTAACCGGCAGGCGTATTATGTCATCAGTTGCCAGGATGCCGCGCATTATTGCCTGCTTGATCCACCAGTATGCATAAGTCGAAAACTTATACCCCTTGCTGTAATCAAACAATTCAACCGCACGCGCTAGGCCGATATTACCCTCCTGCACGATGTCTAAATATTCCATTGTACGTTGCACACGACGTTGATATCTACGCGCTACATGTGCAACAAGCAGCAGATTTGAGTTGATGAATTTCTGCCTTGCGCGTTCACCACTGCGTAATTCTTGTCGTTCTTTTAGCGTTAGGTTAGGTTTATCCTTTAGCTCACGCCATCGTGCTACACGTCGTCCGAGCTGGATCTCCTGGTCTTGCGTAAGTAATGGATACTTCGCAATTTGATTCAAGTAGTCAGTAGCTTGATCGCTCATGGTTCTTTGATTGTGACAGATTTACGTGACCATTTGACCTGTTCACGTCTTAGTAGGTATTCAGGTTCTTGTGCAGTAAAGAACCGATACCCGCAATCATTGCAGCATCGCCGCCTGATGACAAGATGATCAGGGTCAGCGGTCATTACAACACGAGTATTTTCAGACCGGCATTGCGGACATCGAAATGCAAACCGCTTCTGCCGTGTCATTGCTTAGGTGTCTCCTTTGTGGTACTACGCATCGCAGCATCGGCATAGCCTGCTACATCAGTCCAGTGCTCAGGATCATGTGGATCATCACCGGATAAAATACGCGCGATTTTATGCGCGATCATATCAAGCGCTTCCTGTTCGCCAGTCGTTAATCGTTCCCAGTTGCGACCATCTCTGGTTGCCATTTTGATGTACTGGCTGATATCACCAACAGCTTCCATGCCGCCATGCTGGTGATCGCGGTTTGGAATTGTCAAAACGGTTCCTCCTCTTCATTGGTAGTACGCGGCAGGAATTCAAACCGCTGTACGCTTAACACATGCTTACGACGGTTCTTGCCGGTTTCCTTATCGGTCCATTCTTGCATCCTTACATTACCAGATACCATGATCACATCACCTTTGCTTAGGTTTTGAGAGATCACTTCAGCGGATTTACCCCATACTTCGACATCTATTGCATTTTTGATATAATTGCCGTTTTTGTCCTTACCATCAGCAATACCACCGCCGAAATTCGCGACGGTAGTACCACTTTGCAATGTCTTAAGTTCGATGTCGCTGATAATACGAATGATGCCGGATGCGTACAAACTCATGGGTTGATTGGGGTGATATTATTGGCCTCCTCAAAGGCCAGGACTGCAGATAATGAATACCGCACACGTGGTGTACCACGTGGCAGTGCAATCAATGGGACGTGATAATACGCTGGTCCATTGCCGCGCGCACGTTGCCCTTTGATTGTTGCTGGTCTTACGCCCCATCGAGCTGCCAGCTGGTCAGTAGTCAGATAAGGTTCAGTCATCACCAAATGGATCCTCGTCAGCAGCAGCCGGCACCAGTTCCTGCTCCTTCGCAAGTGCTAGTTCCATCAGGGTATTGAACTGCTCCGGTGATAGGTCACCCTTGCGTGCTTCCATGCGTTCGGTCACTTTGGTGAGGGCCTCGAGCGTGGTTGCCTTGGCGATCGCAGCCTTGCCGGCGCTGAATACTTTGGTATCACCTGCCGGTAGCGCTGGGGCTGCGGTAACCGTCACCGGCTCTACATCCGCCTGTTGCATCTCATCAGTGCTGTATACGCCTGAGAGGTTGGCAGGGAATGCCTTACGCAAGGCCAGTGCCTCGGAGCATTTGGCGATCATCGCAGCGGGCATCTTGGACCATAATCCCTGGCCGGCGTTATAGTCCGCAAACCGCGCTACACCGGTGAATGGATGCTGGCTGCCCTTGCGGTAGATCGTGGTCTTAGCTGCAGCTGGTGGTTTGCTGTTAAGCCATACATCAACCCACTGACCATCTTCACCGCACCATTCGGTGCTGCTGCCATCCAGCTCACCGGTGCGTTCGGCAATAGCACGCAAGCCATCGATGCCGGCCTGGATCGTCATGCGCCCACCGCGGCGGATCGCATAGATCTGCTTCGAAAACGGATCCAGCCCCGTACGCTGGCAGGCATAAGCAAACAGCCGCAGTTCATCAGCGCTGCAGCCTGGCGCGATCGTGGTTGAAATCAGTTGCGTCTGTTCAGGTGTCCAGACGGTGATGGTGCTAGAAGTCATCAGAGGTAAACGTGGTTTCAGTATTTAATGCCCACTTAGGTAGGCTTAGGTTTTGAATGCCTTGGCTGTATCCGGGCCATTCGTTGATCGCTCTGCAGTCCGCAATAGTCTGTAAATTATTGCGGCGTAATGCATAACCTACATTCATCGCGGTAGCATCCAACTCGTACACACCAACGGCATACGGGTAGGTTTTTTCTACTGCGATAAATACAAACCGCTCAGCAAATGTACCGGCCATATAATGCGCCTGCTGGACGTGATAACGCCAGTTTGCGACCGCTTTAGCAAACCCTTGCGGGCTGGCATCTGTAGTGGTTTTAAGGTCCACCACAGTGGTGCCATAATACCAGTCCGGGCGGCATTTACACCGCAGACCGGTGTCTACATCATCCCACCAGAATGACTGCTCAGCCTTGCCATTACGCAACAGCTCTGCAGCAGCTTGGTGGCTGCGTACGCTGGCGGCCATCGCCATTGCTAGTTCCATATCAGCAGCAGTGACTGCTTCGATGCCGCTAGCGGCAAGCATTGCAGCCGTAGCCTTGCCGTCTTTGCTGCGGCGATCTGGTGCAACCGCATAGCGGCTGTTTAGCTCATCAGGCTCCAGCACTGCGCAATGCACAAGGCTGCCGAGCCGCATCGCTGCGGTGGGTTCGATTACCGGGCGATTCGGGTCAAGGAATCGACTCCAGTAGTGATATGGACTGGCGGCCACCGCATGCAGATGACTGGCGCTGACCGCTGGATCAGCGTGGTACTCAGCATTGCTGATAGTCATGCCAATACCTCATATCTGACATAACGATGCATTGCAGTCTGTGGACCGTAGGTAGCTTCCATCTCAGGGAATGCCTCTAGCAGGCGCTCGCGGTTTGCTGTATCAGCTAACAACCCGGCACCACCAAGTGCTTTGTAAAAACTGCCGCCATATTTAACGGCGGTCATGAATGTGCAGTGGATGTCAAGGTGACTCATGGGTTGTGACCTGTGGTTGATACTGTTCTTGTGCGATGTTGTAACCCAGCGCGAATGTCATGGCCATCATGACGAGCACTGCAAATCTTGTGATGATCGGATCGGTTTTCATATCAAGCAGCTAGATAACGACGGACGGTGGTACGGCTTACGCCGAGGTGATCAGCAATGCGCTGTTGCGTGAGGCCATAACCGCGCATACGACGTGCGCGTTGCGGTTTGGATTCAGTAGCCCAGAGCAGCACCAACACCGGTAGCAGCAGCAGAGCGAGGATCAGAGCGATGGTTGTTGTCATGGTTGGGGTCGCAATGTAGATGCCGGATTGGGTGCGGCTCCGGCGGGCCGCGTGGGGTTAGACGATGGCAACAAGGCGATCCTTGCCCATGCGCTTTTCCCAAATGGTGCCGTCCTTGTTCAAAAACTGGGCGATCACCTGAGCCTTGGTTTCCTTGGCAAATCCAACGAAAGCGCAGGTGTAGCCAAAGTTCCAGATCGTTACGTCACCGATTTGAAGCTGGCCGGCAGGCTTGCCTTTGCAGCGGCCGACGGATTGGATTTGAACGGTTGCAGCAGTCATAGTTGGGGTCGCAGTGAGTGGGGCTTGCGCCCCGGTGACCTAATAGTACCACGTAATGCGCCGTGGTCAACCCCTGTCACGGTCGCATCGGTAACAATCCGTCATATTGGCCGGCGCTACGGTGCCGCCATGGATGACCGCCGCGTGCAGCTATTGATCGATCGCGCCATACGTGAGCACGAGCTACGCGTTGCGCTGTGGTCAGGGCTGCTAGGGTTGCTGCTGCTGTGCGGCACCTGGCATGCGATCTGGATGTGCCGTTAGCAGCTGCTCTGCTTCCTCCACGCTGCGCGCCACGCCGGCGATACCACCGGCAGCCTGCACCGCTGTTAGCCATTGCCGCTGCTCTGGCCGCAACCGGCCGCGCTCAGCCTTCACCTCGATGCTGGTGAATACCGCCACACGTTGACCCACCATCTCAGGTGTGATCTCGCGTGTCGTCCAGCCGATCAGGTCAGCTGAGCCCTTAGCCAGACCAAAGCTCACCGGTCTGCCGTGGTAATCACGCAGCACGCCTGTGTTGTTGCGGAACAACCTGGTGTCACCGGTGCCGCAGCTCAACCGGATCTGCTGTTGTATCCGCTGCTCGGTCATCATGCGGCGTGTCAAGGATCACCCACCGCTCACGCAGCAGGCGCATGTAACCATAAAGCCAGCTGCTCATCGTTCCTTTCGGGATGCCATGCTTTGCTGCCCATTGCCATCGCCCGCTGATCGTGATGCGTTCCTTTAATCCACGCTTCACGTCACGCGCAACCCATGCAGGTTCCGCATCTGGTGATGGCTGATCCATTTCGCTGCGTTTTACCCACCAGATCCAGGTGCCGCCGCAGTTGCTGTAGCTTGAGCGCTTCAGCAATCCAAGCCGCTCCAGCTTGCGGATGCTGCGGTTAAGCGTGCTGCGATCCGTCCCAAGCTGCTCCGCTAGTTCCTCCAGCGTCAGCCACCAGTCTGGTGTTATCTGCTCCAGCTGCACCAGTACCAGCACCATCTCGGGGCGATACTGCCGGCGTAGCGTGGCGAGGTATTCAGGTGCGATCATTTGACAAGGCTCCAATGGCCTTTGGTTTGTCGTGCGGCATGTACATGCTTTGCCCATGCCACCGGATTTTTGTAGCCACGTTGCTGACCTAAGCGGATCAGATCCTGCAGCGTCTGCGCATTACCTTGCTCGCGCCGCTTAGCGCGCATGGCGACTTCCACCAGCTCACCATCGACCTGTCGTAGCTCGCGCTTCTCAGGTGCAAACTCATGGCCGCATTCGATGCATTGCCGCGCCTGGCTAGCCATCGCAGCAAAGCAGCTCGGGCATACCTTCACCGATGGCGCGGCCTCGCGGTCGCGCTTGTGGATGCCATCCAGCGTCCACTCGCGATCCTCAAGGTGGTGACCGAGCCGGAGCGTATTGCCCACGTGGTCGAGGATCACCGCAGCGGGTTTACCCGGTGATGGCCTTAGGCAACGACCGATCATCTGCAGATGGAGGCTCACGCTGCTGGTGGGCCTCAGCAGGATGCAGCCGCCGACGCTTGGCACATCAATGCCTTCACCGATCAGCTGGCAGCTGGTCAGCACCTTGATCCGACCTATTGCCAGATCATCTAATACCTGCCTTCTATTCGCCGGATGCATCGTCCCATCAATACTTGCCGCTGTGATGCCTTGCAGCCGGAATGCATCCGCGACCGCTTCCGCATGAGCCACGCTGCAGCAGAACGCGATCGCCGTCTGGCCTTGCAGGTGCTTGCGGTAGTGCCCGACCGCATCACCCATGATGGTGCCAACCCGCTCGGCGGCTTGCTTCACGTCGAAGTCACCCATCCGCTTGCGCAGACCGGTTGCATCAAAGCCCGGTGGTGCCAGCACGCGGGCATTAGCTAGGTAGCTGTTCTCGGTCAGCCATGCGGCACTCGGGCCTAGCACCATCGCCTGGTACCACTCACCCAGGCCGCGGCCATCAAGGCGCACCGGTGTAGCAGTAACACCCAGCAGGCGTGCACGGCGGAAATGCTGCAGCACCTTGACCCATGTGCCGGCATTACTGTGGTGGGCCTCATCTACTACCAGCAGCTGCAGAAACTCCTGCGGCAGTAGATGCAACCTCCGCGCCAATGTGCCGACGCTGGCGACCTGCACCCCATGGCTCAAGTCCATGCTGCGGCCTGCAGCAATCCGGCCATGGTTGACGCCCATGGCGGTCAGGCTACGGCTGGCTTGATCCAGCAACTCCTGCCTATGGACCAAGATGCAGACGCGGTTACCCCTGCGGGCAGCAGCCTGGGCAATGTAGCTAAATATGCAAGTCTTGCCGCCGCCGGTGCTAAGCACACCAAGCACCGATCGCTTGCCCATTTGATATTCAAGGCGGATATCATCCACCATCTTTTGTTGGTACGGGCGAAGGTTCATAGCGCCGCATCCCGCAGCATCTGTGCTGCATCATGCGCCGACAGACGACCTTCATTGCGCTGATGCATTACCAGCAGCTCGGCGGCTAGGTGCTCGATCACGGCGCTGACGCCACGACGGCGCGCCGAGGCGTCTGGCCATGACTGCAGCGCATCATTGAAGGCCTCTTCGTATGCCACTTCGCAGCGGCCTAGCAGAGTGTTATCAGTCATTGCAGATACAGCTCCTGCGCGGTGGTGATCGCATCGCCTAGCGGCAGGGCTAGGATTGTGTATGGGTGAAGCATTGGTAAAGCCCCCTAGATTGGGGGCATGAAACTACAGTTCAATCGTCTGCACATTGATGCCTGCAGATGGCTCTGAGCTTTGAGCAAGCCTGACGGCTGCCATCAACTCTTGACCCATTTCCTGCAGCCTTGGCATATCATCCTTCACGGTGATCAGCCCTAGCACATCAATGCACCGCATCTCATCCAGCAGCTGAGTGCCGTGCGTCCGCGATAGCGTCTGCAGGTAAACCAGCAGTTCGTGAATGGCTTTGCTGGCATCATGAAGCCGCCGGTTGTAATGACGGACTTCTTCTTCCAGCTCATGCCGATGCTCACGTTCGGATGCATCCAGCTGTTCGCGGACATGATCCACTTCCACCTTGGCTTCGCGTTCCGCTTTGGTATCGCGGATCTTGGCCATGGTTTCGCGGAGTGCTGCAGCCTTGCGCTCCTCCTCTGCAGGATCGACAGCAGCAACCGTGACGGTCCGCTGGCGGGCGGCTTCCAC